CTATTTCTTCTCTGTAATTTTTACACTGTTTTCCAACTGCTTGATGCTGACCTGCGGGGTCGGCAACTCCTCAGGCATGGTTCCGCCAAGTTCCTGAATGGTTTGCCTCACCTTGCGACCCACGTCAAAGTGTGTGGTATTAGCTTGCTGTTTTGAATTCACGCCATCCCGCTTGAGTTTTTCTTCTGTTTGGGTAGCTCGAAAGAGATTAGCCGCCAGTTCTGTTGAACCCATATGATCCAGGATCTTCTGACTCTTTTTCAGCCCCTTCCGCTGATGAATAGCTTTCTGATCTAATCCACCATACAGTCCCCGGTAACCATGATTCTGAAATATGGCGAAATCGATAGCTGTCGCTACCCCAGCTTGCTGCGCTGCCTCAACTAATTGTTTGTTATGTTCTTTCAACTCATTTCTCAGAAAAAGACGCTTTTCGTCTTCACGAAGTTGCCTGAAAGCTTCATCGTCAGCCAGCTCCTGCCGTCGGGTCTGGATAGCAAAATAAGTTTGCCCTGCCGCAATAACCGGTTTCGCAGGGTCGCCGTTTTGTACTACTAGGTAACAGGCATAGCGGGAGAGATGAACATCTTCAAGTTCTCGTTGAGCCCCTGAACCTAATACAACCATTTTGGTGGTTTCAACGAAATGGTCAGATGCAGCTTGATTGCTGGCTTCGCACGCTTGAGTCGCGCGGGCCAGTACCTTTTGAAAATTGCGCCAGTCCCGATAATCCAGTAACGGTGCCAATTCTCTCGCTGACCAAAATTCTTGCCCTTCAGTGCCATAATGCCGTATTTCTTCAAAAGGTTGATGATGTTCGTTCATTGCCCACTCCATGTGATATCGATTGCAAAGAAAGTAAATCTGTAACTGTATTTATATACAGTTGTGAGTATCTCACGTTCTCAGTGTGCTGGGCAAAAAAACATCGCAAAATCTGGAGCAGGCACGCAAAACAGAATTGAAGTTGCGGGGAAGAAAAATGCCGCTCTGTTTGAGTGGGCGGCATTTGTGAAGGCTGAAAAGTAAGAATTAGTGTTACGAGTTACTCAATATTGAATCTGTTTGTAGAGTATTGGCCTCAATTCTGCATTGTAGCTGATTTTTTTCTAATGCGTTTTTTGATTATGTACACCCTTATGTACACGTTTTTTTAAAGCGTTCAGCAATTACGCTGGTGGATGATCACGGATAACCTGACATCTACAGCCGCCTTAAAAAACTGAACCCGACAAGCATTACTGCGTATCGGGTTCGTTCGCTCTTTCTACTCGTGGCAGATGAGTTTACGGTGTGATTTTATCGGGCGAGGGTATTGTATCAGGCATCCCCTTTTCTATGCAGATTTGCATAGTTCCGAATGGTGGCGTTATGGAACCCTCCCATATCAGCATCATGCCTACCAGCGTGAAGTATTTTTTTATTTCGCGGGTGTAAAAATTTGACGAGGCGGCGGTCCCATAAGCAATGGGTTGTAGGGATTTCGATCCCCCCTCATGAATGCAATTTTTCGTATATATATACAAAACAGTGCGGGTTATGCGGGTTACCGGGTTATCTTAGCGTGCTAACTATTTTTTGTTCTTTATTATCAATATGTTGCAAAATGCACTATTCATTATTCAAGCATCGCATAACCCGCAAAACATCCCAAATAACCCGCAAACGCCCCAAAATAACCCGCAAACACATTGCTGAAAGCAGGGGTGGATAGTTCCACTGGTGCCACAGAACGGCTGAATACGGTAACTGTTGCTGGTGGTCTGTCCTGTTGTCGTTCCAGTCTCATCAAATTGAGAGGCAAGACAAAGTGCATTTTTGCACTATAGCCAAAGCCTCATAAAACAGAGTTACCCCCCCATAGGCTGGCAAAACCATTACCCAACGCAATTAAGTGCGTCAGAATCGATTACAGCGCGTTCCTGTGGCACGTTGTTGCCGTTCTCAGCAGTGAAAGGAGAGCGTGAAAAGCGCATATCTATTACTGTTGAGGGGTGTAGCGGCATATATCGCGAATATCCACGCCCTTAATCCCGATACCGTCACGGCGCATTGAGATCCACCAGAAGATTAAGATAGTTTTTACCTGAGATTACCCAAATAATTGTTTTAACTGATTAATTTTTCGAATATCTATTGTTAGGGAATGAATCATCAGATACACCATAAAACGACATCTTTCAGGGGGTAGAAGATGCAAAGCCGATACTGAAGAAAAGACAAAGAATATGAATGGCTGGCCACACGATGGAAGGATTGTCCATTGAAGGATCAATCCTAATGGTATAAGTATTAATAAAACCGTGCAGCGTGCTTTTTTATCTGCGAATTCCCGCCCGGGCGGCGGTGGCATTCGTTAAAAACAAGGCCGCGAAAGCGGCCTGTGACATGTCACGATAGTTCCGTTTTGTTGAATTCAATTATATCAAGGTCAGAACTTTCGTAATCCTTACCGAATAAAGCAAAACATATCGCGTCAAGTTCTCTCTTATGTTTGGACGCCCGATCATAATTACCACCCCAACAGCAAATGAATCCACCAAGTACTGCTGATTCAAAAAGTAATGATGCTGCATCAATATGTCTGAACCAGGAGTCTATAAGTAAAGCAGAGAGTGATATTAATGTTCCCCACCCGCCAATCCTTCTCCATTTCTCAGCTTCATATTTAAGAGAAGCAATATATTCAATTTTATCTCTCGTCATCAGTTCCCCACCGCCTTTCCAAAATCCGGTGCTCTACGTGGAGCAATAGCACCCGGTTCCCACCAACTCGTTATGTCGAACTCCCGTTGCGCGCGGTCCCTTACTCGATCATTGTAACCAGGGTTTGCCATCTCCTGAAGTTGTTGCAATATCAGGTGATTGGTTATCGCTTTCGCATACCACAGGTTTGCGAATGGGGTGATCATGCGGGCTGTTTTCAGTGCATCGGCACCGAATGATGTTTCTTCACCCTGTAGAGCCTTCTGTGGGTTAGTAATCAGTAATTTTGTTAACTGCTCTGCAAAGCTCAACACAGGGCCACCCATAGTGGCACCGATGCTGGAGCCATATTGCGTATGGTCCTGGAAAATAAAATCACCGTAGATACCGAACGAACCACCTTTCAGTAAAGCCTGAACCCATGTGGTTGGTTTTGTCATATCCAGCGGATCATTACCATTTAACAAACTGTTCATCTGGATCGCAAACATACCAGCAAGAGTTGTTCCCCCGATATATGAGGCCAGAAATTTAATGGCCGGAACGGTGTCCAAATCCCGTGTTCTGTTAACAAGTTGCCGAAATCCAGCAAATGGGGTTGTTTTGAAGAGCATGAAGCTCTTCATTAACTCGCCAGCATCATCACGGGCATATGTATCAATACCCGTAGCGGTGGTCACAGCATTGGTCATCTCACCGTGCGTAATTCCCAGCAATTTCTGGGCTGCTTCAGCGCGTGCATTACGAATCATGCGCGTGATGGTCTGCTCAGCCTCAGCGTCGAATGCTTCTTTCATCCGTTTCAGGCGTTCTGGAGGGAGATCTCCAAGGGCTGCCAGTGCCTTTTCACTCCCGGCACGAATCCGGGTAATACGGTCTGCCATAATGTCGGCTATTACGTTATCGGGCACAGCGTAAATCGCGTCTGGCGTCATCCCCATATGCCCGGCAGTAGTCATCGGCCTGAGTTCTGCCGCTGCCATGATGGCCCAGTCCTCATTGCTCCATCCCTTGTTAGCCAGAATGGTTTTATCGGTTCCTTTCATATCGTCCAGCGTCTTAAATTTTCTGGTCAGCTCGCCAATGTTTTTGTACATCAGGAGACCAAACGACGCTTTGTTTGCGCGGTCCATAGCGATCAGCCCGGACCACTTCAGTGTCTTCTCTGCGAACCAGCCAGTTATGCCGCGAGACAAGTCAAACCCGCCCATTTTCGAAACCACAGCAGCATGTGAATCCACCAGCAGACCGAGTTCAGCATTCGCCTTTTTGGCATCTCCACTAAACAGGTTTTTGATAGTGTTAACGGAAAGCCGCATTCCACCACGGGTAAAGCCCAGCGCCTGCGCATTTGCCCGCATAATTGCCTGGTCGCTGGTTGCTGTCAGTACGCTGGTGCCAAGCATGGCGCTGGTCATCAGGTTACGCAGACCACCAACTGCTGAAGAGAACACACTCGATGAAGCGACACCATTTAGGCCAGCCATTGAGTTGAACATACGGGCAACTAATTTGGCCTCATCCTCCATTTCTTTTTTGCGTTTCCCGCCTGTTACTGCGCGCTTATAGATGCGATCCAGTACCAGGGAAAAGTTTCTTTCGGCGTCCGGACCAAAGGCTTTAACGACGCCCAAATCCCTGGATGATGATTGCAGGTGCGACATCATCACCCCCACCAGCGGCTGCTGAGTGTATCGCTCCATATAGGCGAAGTGTGACTGCGCATCCTTGAACGCCATCACCCTGTGCTGAGAACCACGGCTCTTTATTCCTCCGGCTCCCATAAATGTACCAGGCTCAATTTTGTTTGCCCCATCAGTGGCCTTCGTTTCAAAGATCGCTTCCAGTGCCTGACGGTACTCGACGTCATTCATAATGCTGCCGTCAGGATTAACGTAATTGCTGCGATCCTGCGTGTTGTAAGCGTCATCAACCCATTTCTGGCGGGCAAACTCAATCGGTGGCTGGCGACCTGAAAGACGTGCTGTAGCTTGCTCTGCCACTGGTAACGATGCCAGCCATTCTTCGCGCCCGGCATTGCGAATAAGGTCAGCATCATCCACATATGGCGTATGCCAGTCTTCTCGCAGGCCTATGTCAAAGCCATTGTCGTTCATCTCATGACGAACACGGCCTGTTACATCCTTCCAAATCTGTGCAATTTTCTTCGCCAGGGGATTCCCGGTATCTTCGCCATATATTTCTTTCAGGATCTGGAGTTGTGCAGACTTTGCCGCCTGCCTGTCGAATACACTCCGAAACCGCTGCTCTCCAAGCGCCCTGCTCTGCTCGAAGAATTTGCGGACGTCATCACCTGCTTTTAGAAGTTCAGCACTGAGCTGACGGGACCAGTCCTGATATGCCCCAATTGCAAGTTCTTCAGCAGAAGTAACGGAGATATCAGCTTTGTCTCTCGATCGTCGGCCAGCAAAAATAAACTGCTGCAAATTAACAGGTGTCTGCTGATCAGGCGGGATGTTAGCATCGAGAGTGTCAGTAATTTTACTGATGGCGATCGCATTCTGGGCAACACGCTGTCTTTTCTTGTACACATCATGAACCACACGCTGGCGTACCAGTTCTGCTGCATCCATGTATGTTTGAGCATCAGGAATACCACTTTTGCCTTCTTTGGCATTCTTTCTGTGCACATGCTGCACAGCTTCTTTGATACGATCTTCAATATTTTTCAGCTCATCAGCCTTTGGCTGGCGACCAAGTGTCTGCGCAATAGCTTCCACACATGCCTGTTTCATTATGGGTTCCTCAAGAAGCACGCTGCTGCTACAGAATAAACCTTCGATTCGTTCTGGACTGTCTTAATCTGTTCATCCAACTCAGCCAGGAGATCAGAAAGTTTTGTCGGGTTTCCGGTTTCCGGGTGAGCTATAGTCAGCTCAGGATTGGCAACAGCCATGTCCCTGGCAGCCATAAGGTCATAGCTGTTGGATGAGAGAACCTGCCCTGTATCTGGATCAACGCTGATGTCCCCTCTGTGTTCACCAGCCGATGAGAAAGCACTTTCAGCACGAGGGACAGGCGATTCACTAATTGGCTCTGATGATGTTTCGTATCTGACACCATTTTCTTCAAAAACCTTTTGTATTTCATGGTATTGCTCTTGGTAAGTATCAGATATATCTGATCGCAATGGACCATCAAGCCCTCGCGCCATCCCCCCAACATTTACAGGCTGACCATCATTAAGTTGCCTGTATGCTTCATCCATGGCGTCAACATGGCTGTTGATGCTCTCATTGCTGGTATGAAGCACTGGTGACGATTCAATATCGTAATGAAGCCCCTCATTCAAAATGTGGGCTGCATCAATATCGCTTGGTTTTATTCTTTCCCTCGCCCGGATACCAAAAACTTTTTCTACTGCGGCTTCCAGTTTCATATTGCGAAGACGCATACTTACGAGTAACCGTAACTGCTCAGGTGTAACGGTTCCAACCTGAATACCACTGTATCTGAATATATAGGCTTTAAAACCTGAAATAATTTTTTCCCATGATGAAACGCTTGTCTTTAGAGATGGATTTACTGCATGTGCGGCAACTTCTTCAGCGTACAACCACTCAGGATATGTTTCAGGGTACTCACCCCTTTTCTTATATTCATAATATTGTGACATCCCATATGCAAATTCAGGATAGTCAGAATGCTTGTTTGCAGATTTAAGTACAGCATTAGCTAGCTTTCTGGCCTTCCAGTCAGGGTAATGGCGCTGCTCAAGATGAAGCGCCTCGTGATGAAGGGTTTCTAACAGTTCTTCATGGTCTTTTAATCCATTAATATTTATTCTTATTATTGGTTCTTTTCCGGAAGCTACTGTCACATGACCTTTATTCAGAAGTATTTCTCCATCACTATTTTTTATTGCTGGTTCATTAATAAGTTCTATTACTCCTGAATCAGATAAATCACGAACCATTGACTCAATGTTACCATCAGGAGATTGCTGATAATGTTCACCAAAAGTTGATTTTATTTCTTCTGCAGAAATGTTCGACTCTGTACCATCATGGTTATTATGGGTAGTCAGGTGATGAACGCCACCAAAGACCCCGCCTAAAACGGCATCGACTAACATCGCCTGACCGTCAAATACCCGGTACTGTTTTGCCATCTCCGTGTAGCCTTTTTCCTCCAGTGTTGCGCCTACTGAGTAACGGTTCAGTCCACCGAATCCGGTGTTGATTGCCACACCTGAGGCAATGCGCGTTGCCAGTGTGGTGCCGACGGCAGCGGGTAAGGCCATACCCACAGCATTGAAAAGGCTCTGCTGCGTTGCCAGGTTACGCGCTGTAGCCTCGTCTACTCCCTTCCCTTTAAAATCCTGATAGGACTGCTCATACGTAGAACTGAAGGCTGTAGCAGCGCCGATGAGCGGACCACCAAACATAGTTGTTCCGATTGCAGGAACAAATTTACCAAGCTCATTTAATACCTCAGCCGCCATTCCCTGGCTGCCTGCATCAGGCTTCACATAGCTGCGGGCATCCTGTAACTGTTTTCCGATCGTGTCGTATGTATCATTCAGTGTTTTGTCAGCATCAGGGAACATCTCCCGAAAAATATTAACTGTCGGTGCCACGTCTGCGGTAAATGCCGGATCGCTAATCAGGCGCTTGCTGAATCCGACGGCAGACTGCGCGAGACCGAGAGCCCCCTCCGCCACGCCGCTCAAAAGTGCAGTACCTGAACCCTGGAAGGGAGTCGGATCGTAGTCTTCTGGCCTTGCTGGGTTGGCAACTGTTTTGTCGTCAATCCATGCCTGACCTTCTGGAGCCAAAGAAAAAACATCAGACATTATTCAACCCTCACGACAATAGCTTTATTGGTTCTGGGATCTGTTGCCCAGCGTCCGCTACCATTTACAAGCCGATACCGGTTATTGCCGATATTAACTGGCGTGAAATTTGACACTGCATTTACGTTAAGTCCGGCATCTTTCAGTGCTTGTTTCGCAGATGTGGTATAGCGATCTTTGAAAGTAGATTTATCCATGCCAAAAGGCATTACAACGTCGCCGCCATTAAAACCATTGTATATACCGCCAGTAGCATACTTCACGGCATCAGCTACAATGTCTGTATCAGGCATACTGGTTCTTACCGTAGAGGCATCACCAGATTGATAAGCTATTCCTGCGTAAGCGGCTTTGAAAAGGCTATAACTGATCTGGCGTAACTGCGGGTTACGGGCAAATGCATTACCTACCTGTTCGTCGAAAGCGTCTTTCATCTTATCTTCGCTCGGCAACTGTACCGGAGTTATGCCCGCATTCTTCATGGCCTTCGTCGGATTCAGTAGTTGGTCGCCGGAAAGAATAACCTTTGCAACGTCGTACTTGTTCATCGTCGGCTTATACCCGATGAACTGACTATATGGGATCGTCGGCCTGGTGTTGTCGTACTGGTTATCCGGCGTGCCCAGCAGCAGCGCAGAATAGGCTGTTGCCGCACTGTTCGGAGCAATTACAGATGCCACCTGCCGTATTGCTGGCGCAGGCAGCTTCTCCCCCATGCTCTGCAACAGTTTAATTGTCTGGTCAACGTTCTGAGTGCCGCGCACCTGCTGTGCCAGCGCAGCCGCCTCTTCACTGTTGAGGAGTGGGGCATTAATTCCCAACGCGCGTAAGCTTTCCTGCGACGAGAAACGGTTAGCCACCTCGGCAGTGATGTCGTCAGGGTTGTTGCTGGTGATCGGCTTATAGGCTCCGATTTCCACCGCTGCACTAAACGGATTATTCTGCCTCTGGGTTATTACCTTCGTGGCTGCCGCCGATACCCGGTCGAATAACTCCGCACGAGACGCATACCCCTCCCCTGTCTCACCAGTATCCGGGCGTAATTGCTCAACATATGCGGTAATGCTGCTTGTCGGCATGTTGCGGAAAGAGCCTATATACTGTCCGGCGATCTGCAAATTTCTGAACTCGGTATATCGCAGGTTTCCTTCTCTGACACCATAAGCAGCAATGAACTCACCCTCACCAGGCGGGTTAGGAAATTCAACGCCACGCATATACGCAGCCGTTGCATCGCGAACCCGGCTTTCGAGCATCGTTCTATATTCAGCCTGCTGCTGTCTGGCTAATGCATCCGTCTGTCGCAACACGCTGGCCTGATCTGATTCACTTAAAGCATCGAACCAGGCTACACCGGTATAACGTTTATTTTTTGTCGGTAGCTGAGAAAGCCCCAGTGCGGCACTAACGCCAGCGGCCAATTGCTGATCACTGTACGGCTGACTGCCTTGCTCATGATGAATAATTGCTTTGCACAGAGATTTCAGTGTGTCAGGATTTGATGCGTCAAGCGGCTGGTCAGGAGTTACACCGAGCTGAGCACATACTGCCCGTATATAAGCATCAGTTTTATTATCATCACTGGCCGGTGCCCAGCGATTAATTATTTCGCTGATGGTGTCATAACCCTGACGCTGATACGACAGCAAATTGCGACCAAGCGCGCGAATACCGTGTTCAGGGGTTTCGAATTTGGCAAAGCGACCATCATCACCAGTCTGCCCAACCCACGGATTAGTTTTGCTGTATTCAAGATTGCCGGGGTTATTGTTGCGTATACCGCGGGTACGATCGGAAGAGCCACTATCTGCTACAGCACGGCGAGATCCAGCAGCAGTATCGCTTAACTCGCCATTTTGCTGTCTTACCTGAAGATAGTTTGCTCCAATAGCATTTTGAGCAGTTGCTTTTGCTGTTGCTTCTTTAAACTCGATTTTCTTGGCCTGGATTTGCTCGTCGCTCCAGCCATGCGCAATACCGTAATCCTCAATTTGCTGGAAAGTTTGCGTATTAGCCAATATGTATGCTGCGTTGTCGCCATATAATGCTGAGGCATTTTTACCATTATTCAGCAGTGTCGCCTGAAACTGGCCTTCTTCGTAGGCATTTATTTGCCCTATCTCGTACCTCCCGGCCTGCGTAGCGAACTGAATACGCTGCTGCTGCGCCTGCTGCATGAAAGCATTACGAGCCTGTTCATCCGGCAGCGACATAGCCAGTTGTTCGATCTGAGCATCAAACTGCTGTGTATACTCATGGCCTTTTCCAATAGCATTTTTCCCTTTCAAGTTAAGCAATCCTGTTTCAGGATTATTCAGCAGATCACTGCCTGTCTGACTGAGTTTAAGGGATGCCTCCTGAACCAAGGCAATATTGGCGCGCTGTTTTGCCTGACCAAGAACATCAATTGCCTCTGTCCCTGCCCGAACAAAAGCATCACCAATATCTGGCTGAGAAAACGTCTGCAAGCCTGCTGACTGAACTCCACGGCTCTCAACCTGGCGTCCGGATACTGTTGGTACGACTGGCATCAGTAACCCCCTGTTTTGAATCGTGTACCAGAATTCATAAAACCTGATTTAAATAACATTGGCGTCCCTCCGCTTTGATGCTGTACCAGCGATTCATTACTCACCCCCCGATGCAAAACCATTCTGATTAAGCCAGGCGTTTACGGCATGTCTGACAATCTGCGCCACGCCTGGTAATGGCTGATCAGGGTGATTGTTCACATGGTCGATTCTGTACTGCTTAAGGCGCATCACGGTCTGTGCATCCAGATGAACGGAACCACCTCTGACATCGCCTGTGTTCAGGTCGTTAATACAATTCACAGCAATTTCCTCTTACTGACTAAACTATGCACATTATTGATCTGAAAAAGTGGTAGATAAACATATTTCTATCACAAAAACAGATTGATTGATTTCAGCCCCAAAAAAAGCCGGATTGCTCCGGCTCTGTGCTTACTTCTGGTAGTTACGCCATACTGATTTCCCGATCCCATCTATCCCCATTTCTTTTTCAGTGCGTTTAAGCGACCGTTTCAGGTCTTCTAAATTATCCGGTTGCTTCGGTGGCCTCTGTGCCTTCCTGGAACATTCCAGTCGTCGCATTGATATGCAATACCGTTCCTTGTCAGTACCCCAACTGCATTACTTCACCCCATCGCGCCGCCGCTCTTCGGTACAGGGTTTTAGTTAGCCTCCGACTTTTCCGTAGTGCTGTTCTGGTGGATTCACATAGCCTCTTTCTTGCAGGTATTCGCGAATATCAGACATCAGGAGACGGTTAACCGTGCTCTTGTCTTTTCTCCGGTAAAGGCGTCTGGTGATCATGAAGTAGTTAGCAATGATCTCCGGTATATCCCTGACGCTGATACATGCTGTATGCTGGTCAATAGCTTCAATCATCTCTTCACGAGTTACAAAAGTCTGGCGTAAACGAGTGATCACACCATGTACATCTGAATGATCATTTATACGCTTATTTTGGCGCTTCGCGCTCTCGACTGTGACACTGACAACAATGTCAACTCTTTGTTTTTTCGCAATTTCATCCACAATGTGATCACCTGCACGGCGACCATGTGCGTGATCATTTCTTTCTATTTCCATTCATCTCCTCCAGTAGTTTTCCTGCGTGCGTCTGTTGTAGTGGTGTTACCTCGCCGCACGGCTGGCCTTTCAGGTCGTAACGCGCGCCACCAGCTACCAGGGCGCGGTAATAGCGCGGAGTCTGCACATAACGCGCCAGCGTTGCGCGTAGTGTTCCCTGTCCGAGTGAAATACCTCTCGCGGCAATATCCTGTATCAGGTCGTCAAATATCCCCACCTTAAGCGGCTTAGGTGATTCCGGGCTGAATAATTCAGGCCATAGCTCAATAAGACGGTTAACGCGTCTGCGGTTTTTACGCTGCTGTTTGGTCATACGCCGCCGCGGTGTTGCTCCTGTGAGCTTCTGCTGTGTGTTCTGGTTATCTGGCATCACTTTATGCGCCGATGTGGTTTTATTCTGCTGCTGCGCCGCCTGTGCTGTTTTCTGCGGCGTGCCGTAAATGCCCTTCGGTTTTCTGTTTATGGTCAGCTTTGTCATGCCTTCCCCTGTAATTACTCTGTTCGCTGTTGTGAATTAAAACGGTATCCCGTCCCCGTACGGATCATCGTGCTGGCCTGTCTGTTGCTTTGCCCTGTTCAGTGCATCAGTAGCCTGCCCCTGCTGGCCTTTTTTGCCGCCCGGTCGCGCCGTTCGCGCACTGATTACGCTGTCTGCGATAACCTGCCATCCCTGCCTCGTTTCGCCGTTCTGGCCCGTCCACCGGCTCACCTGCATGTTACCGGCCACGCTCACCAGTTCGCCTTTGTGGTGTTTTGCCAGTGCGTCAGCCTGTCTGCCAAACGCCAGGACGGATAACCACATCGTCGCCGTTCCGTCATCTGCCTGATTGCATGGAAGGGGGACCGCCATACTCGCCATCGCCATTTGTGTGCCCTTGCTGGTGGTCTTTAACTGCGGGTCAGCCACCAGCCGCCCGTAAGCTGATATTTGCGCCGTCATGCTGTTTGTTCTCCGGTTTTAACGTGATAGTTACGCTTGTTTACACTCTTACAGTGAAATTTTGCGGGTTACAATCGCACATTTGCGGGTTATAACTGCCGTTTTGCGGGTTACGTGCGGGTTATTGATTTCCTTTTTAATCATGCATTTAATTAACTTATACACAGGATAACCCGCATAACCCGCAACTTTTTACCTCACACAGGGAAGTTAATATTCTGCTTCAGGCTGGAACATCAGCACGTAAAAAATATGCTGCTTCCCGCCAATCCTGCCGAGCGCCTTTTTCTTGTAACGGCGGTCGCCTCCCGCTTCCAGCATTCCGGCAGCACTCAACGCGCGGGCAAAGTGAGACGGATTAAATCCCTGTGCTATCTCACCCTCAAACACATGCGGGAACGTGTAAAAACGGAACTCCTCATCTTCGTTTCTGATGCTCCCCTTTCTGTATCCGGCAAGGTCTTTAATCGGTAAATCACGCTCGTCGCTGTTTGGATAGGGAAGGTATCGACTGAACCCGAACGACGACAAAAACGCCTCAGCCTGTTCAACCATCTGTTTAAATTCCCTGTTGCCCGTGCCGAATTCCTTCACCCAGGCATTAAAGTTATGCTGAACTGCATCACGGCACGCCTGAACATCCCAGCCTGTAACATGACCGGAAAGCACAAGCGCGGCCTCCAGTACGGCGAATCTTTCCCCCACACGGTGAACCTGCTCGCCGTAGCTCTCCGGTATCAGGTTGCGCCACCGCTCGCGACATGCCTTTACCGCGTCCTTTGCCTCCTGCTGGTGACCTGCCAGCCATTTAACCCACTCACGACCTGCCGCCCCGTGATTTTCTGTCCAGGCATTTTTTAACGCGTCTGCGTGCGCCTTTCCGGTGCTGTATTCGTGAAACTGCGAGGCCTTTTCCATCGGTACGTTAAGCAGACGGACAAGCTGCCCCGCTTTAATTTTTATCCCTTCCGTTTTGAGGAATGTTTCAACGTCCATTTCTCCGGTGCTGATTGCCACCGTACGCCAGTGTTTTATCTCCCTGTTGCCGCCGTCCTTCGCCCCCTGTAATTTCCCGGAACCGTTAAACAGCGTATAGGCTGACGTGGACACCTCCCGTGCGTTTCCGGCCTGGCCTATTTCATCCAGGGGTAACAGCCCGTCATTATGTGCTTCGGCCTCGTTGGCGATACCTAACGCCGTTCCGTACCAGGTCAGCCGTTGCGCGTCCGGCTCTCCCCATAAACTTGAGGCAATGTTCTGTGTGGTGGTTTTACCTGCTGATGATTGCTCAAAAAGATGAACCCCGAAGCCGTCAGCACCCACCAGCCCGATTAATGGTGCAGATAGCGATACCGCCACACCCAGCATCATGGACGGATTACCACCAGCCAGCCGTGCCACGGTATCGCGCCAGCCCTCCGCTGTTCCCGCCACGGAATAGCCATTAACAGCGGCAGTTTTTCCGGTAAACAGGATGGGTTTCTCTGATTCACCGATGATCGAACCATCCGGCATGATGTACGCACCAAAATGCCACCCCGTTGTTGTGCTTAACTGCCATTCCTCATGGTTTCCGCTTAACTGCATCCAGTCAGCCAGGATAGCCCTGTATTTGCCGTTGGTCGTCACGTTAAGGCCGTGGTCTTTCAGCAACCGCCAGCCGTCACGGTCACCAATGCCTCCGCACGGGACCGCCATTGTAATGACCTCATGGTTTGCTGGTTTTTTCCAGCGCATCACGCGGTAATGCTCTTTGCCGATTGTTCCTGTTCCCAGTAGTTCAAGCGGAGAACATAACCACGTCTCAGGCCGGATAATTTCGCCTGACTGCTTGTCCACTTTGGGCGTTACCCAGAAAACACCATCGACGCGACTTTCAACACGAGGCTTTAATTCGTCATCATAATTTCCGGTGAAATTTGTCTTCGCCGGAAGGTTGATCACCAGACTGTTACCGCGTTCCGCATCATCCTTCAGTCCAGTCATGCGCGGTGTCCAGTCCTCCGGCTGCTGATCAACAAAGCTGCGGTAGCAACGCGCCTCCTTCACACCCGCCACTGCAAGCAGTGTCGCTATCTGTGTAAGGTGCTGCTCTGATATTTCACCAGCACGATAAACGCGCACGTAATAGCGCCCTTTGTCGATGATTTGCGTGTCTGCCAGACTCGCCAGTTGTTCCGGTCCAAGAATAACTGGATGTGTATCATCTGCCGCAATATGCTTTCCGGCCCATTCGCTCCACTCTTTCGCATGTGCCCAGGCATCACTACCCGCAAAGATAATCACCTCCGTCATTTTGTCTTTCGGCTGGTGCTTTAAATTCGGTGCGCGTTTCATTTCTTGCCCCTGAATGCGTTAATCATGTTCTTTATTACCTGAATATTTGCCCGTGCTTTCTCTTTACTGGTGGGCTTACTGCGTGGTGCTGCACATACCAGTGAAAAATCACGCCGGAACTGATGAACGGGCATCACACAGTCATAGTCATACCCTGCGCGGCGGTATGTAATGTGCCGTTCATACACGGAATTAATAACCACGCTGTCACCATATTTATCCCGGAAAATATCCCCGATCCTGATTTTCGGATGAGTCTGTCCGCTGGCATTTAAGCCAGTAAATTTAATCTTCTTCATGTTTATTTCCCGGTGTGAGGTTCTTCTTTATATTTATGGGCTAACAAATCTGGTAATTGCCTGTATTTATCCTCGGCAATATATTCAGAATAATCGACAGCACTGTTCAGTATATCTAACGCCGTTTCATGCTCCAGATTCGAAACTATAAGGAACGTTGCTACTTTTAGCATATTCGCGATATGCAAAAGAGCATCAATTTCATTTTTTGGCGCTTCACTGAATTTTTGCTCCAGAAGAATAAATCGTTCATCACGCATAGTATTCCCCCTGACGGATGCGAGCAGTAAATACCATCACGCAGCCAGCCGGGGATTGCTGACGGGCTTTCTGTTCGCTGGTGGCCTCGATGGTAATCACGCGCGGTTGTGCCGTGCTCAGGGCGATAAAACGCCAGATGTATTTATTCAGGTTGTGCGAATCCCGCCCTTGCGGGTGTGTGGTATGATTTAACATAGCTACCTCGATACTTTCGCTATCGTTGGTGGTTAGAGGCCCCGTTACTGCTCCAACAGTGCGGGGTTTCGTCGTTTTGTTGCTTGCAACAACTAAAAGTGTCAGCCACCATATTAGTAACAGGTGTCAGCCACGTCAATAGTGTTTTTTCGATTTCTTGTGTGTATACTGTCAGCCACCTAATAAAGAGGAATCCAGATATGGCAACGAAGGCCGTTAATGCAAAATCGAAGAAACTTGAAGCACGAGTTCCCCACGCAATAGCCGACGCTGTAGAAAACTTAAAGGAAGCTGGCGAAAGCACGGGACAATTTATCGTTTCAGCACTTGAAGGCGAGATCAAACGCCGCCAGCGGCGCAAGGCCAAAGAGCAGGAATAGCCACTATCAGCGCCATAGTTTGAGGAACGCAGGCGCATTGCTTTACAGGGCAGCACCATGAGCGACACAGAATCAACAAAAACACCATCACCAACTCGTAAGAGACGACGCAAAAATATAGCGCATGAACATGAATCAGAAAGATTCGCACCTTGTTCGTTTGCTCTTGAGAAATTCCTTAAAGAGCACAGGAAAAAGCTCTCGTTGCAAACCCTGGAACGAACCAAATCTGACTGATCACATTGCCCACCAGCCGCAAATCTGGCATTGTTGGCGATGCGTTTGATTTCCTTTGTTCCCACTGGCGACCTATCCCGGTCGCCTTTGTTTTGCCTGTTATCTAGCAACGGGGCGCTTTTTCTTTCTGTAACGTTCGGATCGTTACACATTGCTTTCACCCTCCAGAAAATCAGGCTGATATTTACGCCATAGCGCCCGCTCTTCTCGTTCCAGTGCATCTTTTGCCTCTTTGCATTGCTGTAACCTGTAACCGCGTTTGCTGGCTTCCTGTTGATATGCAGCCTAGCGTTTACTGAAATCATTCAGCATGGCAAACGGAACACCATAACTCCCCGTTTTGCGGATTGAAGGAATAACCTCGCGGAATACCCAGTTACTGAAACGGTGCGCAAATGTGCCAGGTGTGGAAGCTTTACGGCTGCGGGCGATCAGTTTGTAGAAACCTGATTCAGAGACAACATTCCAGCTTCTGGCACCACCACGCTTACCGGAATGCCCCTCGGTTAAAGCTAGGGTCATTACCTCGTCGTTATCCAGAACTGAAACAGCATCAGTAACATTGCTGATTTCCAGCGCAGCACACACATCAGCGCCAACAAACCACGGCTCGCCGTTGATACTCACTATGCGCACCTGAATGTCATCGAATTTAATGACAGAGATTTCAGTGCGCCCGGCATAAAAGACAGGTTTACGCATGGCTGCTCACCTCCATGCGGCGGGCTAACCAGCGTTGCGAAAGACGAATTAATTCAGCTTTCCGCTGGTGGTAGTCCTGGCCTAACTCAATCAGCGTGATATTGCTCTGCTCAAGGTAAGAAAGGTGCTCAAGCTGCAGCGTGCTCATGTGGTCGCGTGGTTCGCCTGTGATGCCGTTCGCCTGCGCCCACTGTTTTGCAGTCATGCCACCCAGCACGATACGCGCCAGCATATTGGCTTCCGTGGTGTAGTGGTGCTGGAGCGTGTTTTTACCCAGTTCAGCGCGGTACGCCTCCAGCGCGGCACACATCGGCTTAAAGTAGCTGGCTACGGTGATACGGGCTTTCAGTTCCCGGCGTAACGCTGCGGAACGTACAGGCGCTACCTTGTGTAGCTCCTCCTCGCATTTGATGAAGTACTGACGAACGGCGCGGCCCTGTTCGGTGCGTTCGATCATTGCCAGTTCTTTCGCCATTCCGACACTTAACAGATAGTCTTTACCGGGTCTGCCAGAGTGCTTAATCTTGCTGTAAGCCTCGCCATTCGGGCTTTTCCCCAAATTTGGGGAAATTGTTTTATGGACTGAGTAATCGTACCCAATGGTGAAGTCATATTCAGAGATACGATCAGTGATCCATGTAGAGAAGTCTTTTCCCACGCCCAACGCTTTGTGTAACGCTTTTGCGCTAACAACAGCGGCTTCACGCCCGCCAATAACGCCGGAAATAACCGGGATAATTTCGCCGAAATTTTGCAGATTCTGGTTTTCAGGCCGAACGAAGCCCTGCCCCTGTACGGGCGTTTTTCGCAGTTTCATAAAAACACCTGCTATTAAATTAAGTTACTTTTGTTTGCTGGTGGGGTTGAACGTCATCCCCCGTAGTCATTTAATCAGGCTGATGTGTTTCGGCGTTCTGCCAGCCAGTTATTAATTTCCACCGCATCAAACGCAGTCACGTTATCTGTCAGCTTCACTGGGCGTGGAAGAGTGCCATTTTTAACCCATCTATCAATAGTAGGCAGTGAAACACCTAGCAATTCCGGCATGCGAAAGCGACGGATGTATCCAGTTGTTGGGATAGCTGATGATGCTGGCTTGTGTGCTGTCATATCTCTAGTAACCTCTCTGATAGCTCATGAAGTTACTTAAAGTTTAGTGGTTGCCCATACAGTATTTCTATTAAGACTAGAATCTATTGAAAGAAATTATAAATCTATTGAAAAAATACTGATCCACTGAAAGATTGCAAATGCAGGTGGGATAATTATTTTCTTTATTTTCAATTAGTTACCAGTTTAAAAAATCATTGTTTTATCAAAGAGTTATATCTTTCATCGTCATTCATCATGTTTTTACATTTCCTTTTATCTTTTATTATTCAATTGGTTGAGTCGGTTTATAATGGCTCATGATGGCTTAAAATGGCTAATGATAGCTGGCGTATCTTTTAGAGATGGGGTGATTACAGATGAACTAAGCCGAACAGATATAGCAATGGCTAGGCATAGAATTATCTATGCTGGTGGAGATGGGTAAACAGGTAATACCCCGCCATTGCTTTGGAGGGGCGTGAAAAGTGATTAGTCGAGATCGTGGACAGCTAATAAAGCCCGTGAGATTTTTTCTAGGAATGTGGCTTTTGCTATTCCTTTATGGGATATCCCTTCATCCTTGATTAAGGTTTCTATGTCACGGTATATAGCTGTGCGATTAGGTTTCCCATTTTGGATGTAGGAAGATGAGCCTGATTTTTTTATCAGCAGATGTACTATCAACCCCATCATTTTCATTGTCCCGTTTTCCTCATCCTGCTTTCTATGCTGCCCACGTCCGCTGCGGTTGGTTTCTTTGATGTAGTTTACTAACTGGAGTCCTCCAAGGTTTCGGGCTTTTTCTTCCCAGCCCTTGGTGCCACGCAAATCATCAATCGCTTCTGATATTTTCTGAACAATTATTTCTGGTGTATTTGTGTCAATAAATGGGTAAGAAGCTAAGAAAATATCAAGGGCATGGCAAGGCTCGTCTTTACTAGTTTTTTCACCTCTGTACACCTTGATAGCTCTGGCAAGATGAGTTCTGACAAAATCGACATATTCGAAATTTTCCTCAGGCACATCGCTAATGCGCATAGATGGGTTTAGGCCAGCCAAGGCCACAGCCATTTCATGAGGGGTAATCGATACAGATGAACAAAGCCGTTCGATTGGCGATTTTCTCAAGATGTTGTTCACATTTGCCTCCGGGCTTTATCGAATGGCGTTACGTTGTAGTCTTTCCCGCTTTCCAGTGCCACCAGCAGATCAGCCCACTGTGCCAGCGCAGCTTTACGCTCATCAAAATACTGATGGCGGTTATAAATCCCCTCCACACCCTTAATGCGATGATTGAGGCATCGTTCCGCTACGACAGGATCAACACCCAATGCTGCTAAATGAGTACGTGCGGTACGCCGGAAGTCGTGAATCGTGAAATTAGGCACATCCGGCATTTCGGCGCGAACCTTAGCCAGTGCTACGGGTAAAGTGCTTTCCTGAATATGTGGGATCATTCTGTTTTGCATCTTCCTAGCTGGAAGCACCCATGCGCTATTACATGAAAAGGTGTGTAGCTCTCTCAACCATTCAACGGCAGGAGAAGGTAGAGGTATATCAATAGGGTCTCCGTTTTTGCTGCGTTCTTCCGGCAAATGCCATACCGCACCATCTAAATCAAACTCTTCCCATCGTGCGGCGCATAACTCCATCTTACGAACGCATAGTGCCAGCAATAGCTTAAATGTCAGTTCGTTCTGGCGGCTGAATCCTTTTGCGGTGCGCATAGCCTCGAATAGCCTGATAAGCTCATCGCGAGTTAGCCAACGGTCGCGGGAAACCTCTTTACCACCAGCATCAGATACTTCAAACGCTGAACAAGGGTTTATCTCCAGAGCGTGGCGTTTTATCCCATAGTCAAAGATACGGCGTGTCCAGCGTAATACATCTGTTGCTATCGTTGGTGCTCCTCGGTCAACGATACCTTTCAACATGTCGTCAATGTGGCGTGGCTTAACGTCCTCTACCTTCATATGCCCAATGCAGGGGTTAATATCCTTATCAATTCTCCGGCGAAGGATATCGGGATGTTTCCATCTCGGAAGTATCTGTCGCTCGAAGTATTCGGCGGCCAGATCTGAAACGCGCATGGCGTTTTTCTCAGCCTCCATTTTTGCCAGTGCTTCAGCTTTTCGTTCCTGTTTTTCTGCTGCTACGTCATAGCCAAGAGCAACTCTGGCTGACAGCTCTTTTGCTGTTTCTCTGGCTTTTGATAGTGACAGTTCGGAGTAAGAGCCGATAACCATAGCCCGCTGTTTTCCTGCGAGCTTATATCGGAATCGCCAGAACGGGACTGTGTAGTTTTTGGGGTAGCAAATATAAAGGCCGTTGCCGTCTGCCTTGCCATCAAATCTGTCTCCCGCCTTTATCCATGCGCGGATCTGCATATCTGTGAGTTTTGGCAT